AATTTTTTTGATTTGAAGACTTAGCAAAAAAATTAAGTAAATTTATTGATTCATTTGACTTATATGATATATTGGTAAATTCTTTTAAAGAAATTGTTGATGTTATAATGAATATTGGATCAATGCTTGTAGATGGTGCAAAATTTATAGGCAAAAAAATTGGCGGTGTAATATCTGGTGTATGGGATACTATATCAAATGCATTTGGCACATTATTTAAAGATATAACGGATGCATTTGATGCTTTTTCTTCTGGTGATATAATCAAAGGAATAGTAAAGTTAGTTTATGCAATACCAGATGCTCTTATTCAATGGGTCGGAAGAGCATTAGCCACTGTAGTAGATTTTTTTGGTGGTGCAGAAATGGCTAAAACCATTCGTAATTTCTTAGATAATTTTAATCTAACAGATACTATTCTTAAATTTTTTACATCTGTAAAAGAATATGTAACTGATACTTTTGCTAGTGCTACCAAAGCATTTTCTGATTGGTGGAAAGATTTTCATCCAATTGATGACATGATTGGAACATTTAGTTCAATAAAAGATTGGATAACATCTAAATTTACTGACACTACCAAAGCATTTTCTGATTGGTGGAAAGATTTTCATCCAATTGATGACATGATTGGAACATTTAGTTCAATAAAAGATTGGATAACATCTAAATTTACTGACACTACCAAAGCATTTTCACAATGGTGGGATAGTTTTTCAATAATTGATATTGTACTTACGCCATTCAATTATTTAAAAGATACTGCAACAGCATTATTTGATAATCTTCAAAAATCAGTTGCAGATGTTCTTTCGTTTGATCTTGTCAAAAAAGTAAGTGATTCTATAAGTTCAGTAGTAAGCGGCGTTTGGGATTTCTTTAAAGCTTTGCCAAGCAAAGCTGTTGATTTAATTTCTGATTTGATTCCTGATAGTCTTAAAGGTTTTTTCAAATCTATGTTTGGTAGTTCAACCACACCAACAGCAACACCAACTACACCGCCAGTAACACAACCAAGAACAGCTCTTACTCCACAATCGACGAGTAGAGTAATTCAAGAACGTGAAGACGCTTTTAATGCTACACCAACTGCAGCTAATGTTTCACCAGTTCCAACTGGAAGAGAGCAAGTATTCAATCAACAATCTGCACGTATGTCAGTTGATCAAGCAGCACCAACAGCTGTAATTATAAACAACAATAATAATAGCCCAAATATTGGAAGTTCTGGGCAAAATTCACTGCCCAGAACTTCGGGTGCAGTACAAACAGCTCCACAATCATCTCATATAGACAGAGCATTATATGGAGATACTTATGGAGCTGGTGTTCCTTAGTCCTTAGCAAGCTTCTTAAAGAAACTCAAGTCTTCGTCGTCTTCCTCTGCGGAATCCCAAGGATTAGAAGCTTTTGGTGCTTCCTTCATTGCAGCCATCTTTGGCGATGGAGCAAAGTCTGTAGAATCGGATACCATAGTCTTCTTGTTATCAACAGCAAGACCAAGAGCCTTTTCAAGACGCTTCTTCAACTCATCATAAGTCTTGAAGTTCTTTGGATCAAGAAGTTCAGTGAGTGAATACTCAGACTTCCAAATCTTCTCAAGCTCATCATCATCTCTGACAAGAGGACCAGTACGATCAAACTCTGACTTATCATAGTTTGGATATCCATCAACCTTACGAATCTTTAGCTTCAAGTTTGCACCTTCCCAAAGATCAAAAGGATTAAATGCATTTGAAGGATCATATTGCGGATGATCTGGACTACGACCCTGATCATCAAAAGCAGGATGCATAGCTTCATTGAGCTTCTCAAAAATCTTCTTACCATACTTGTAAAGGAAGACCTTGCCTTCATTCTGAGGGCGATTAGGATCAGAAACTACATAAATGTTTGAATAATAACTCAAACGACGCTTCTGCTTACGAACGACTTCCTTGTTAGACTCAATACCAGAATTCCACAACTGAGAATTATACTCAGTGCAAGGATCAGCAGTACCGGGACCAAAAGTAGTCAATGACTTCTCAATGTACCATCCGCCCGGTCCCTGAAATCCATGATCCCAAATACGAGTAAAAGGAACATCCTCACCAGAAGGTGCTGGCAAGAAACGAATGATAGCATAACCATTTCCAGCCTTATCAATGTCAGGCTTCCAAAAACGATTATCTTCATTGTTACTTGTGGGAGAATTAATCTTGGCAATCTCGCTGTTGAGCTTATCAAACTGAGACTTGCGGTTGCTCTTAAGTGCTTCAAAGTTAGTCATAGTTATCTCCATATGTACGATGTGTTTACGATTGTTTGTTCGATGTATGTAAAATCAAGAAAATTTATCTCTCAAGATTCCACAGTATTTATCTTTTTCTATGTTTAGAAAAAGACGAAGTTTGATACAATTCAATTCTATTGTAGGCCAAAGAACTGGATCAAGAATCTTCTTATTCCAAGAATCAAAGAAACCAACACACTGATTAATAATAATAAATGTTTCTTTATGTATCTTCTTGCGAATAAGAAGCTTTAGTAAATGAGGGTATTCCCCATCTTCCACCTTGAAGTTAGAATCAAAATCTTCAAGAAGCTCTTCTATATCATTCTTAAAGATATATGTCAATGATTCTTTTCGTAGTAGAAACTTTTTATAAGTAAGATCACATTCATTTGAAAGCAAATCACCTACCCATATGTTAGCATTTTCTGAAAGATTAGCAACAAGATAGTTAAATAAATCTTCCTTCTTTGAAAGTTTATAAAACATATATTTGTCTTTACGACTTTCAAAAGATGATTCGTTTGCTCTTACTTTACCATTGTACTTGAAATAATCATAAGATGGAAGAGTAAAATGTTGTTTAACAGCAAGATATTGTTTATATGCTTCAAAGGGTGTCATTATGCACTTGTCTTGTTATAATAATCGGAGAAGAAAGAGTGCATCTCACGCCAGAAATCATTTTCATTACAAGGAAGCTTCCATGTTTGATATAGTTTCCAAATACGATCATCCATATCCTTGAAGTTATCATATGCAGAATGATTAATTCCTTTCATGACAGTATAACCTTTTTCTTCTAGATATTCAACGATATCATTTGTATCAAAATCATCAAGGTCAACATCAACTTCTGTTTCAATATATGCTGTCTTTATTGTTCTTCCCATAATATACTCCTTAGATAGGAAGTCTATTTGTTTTCTTCATCATATTCATATTTTCAGCTTCATATTGAAGTCTTGCTTTCAAAATAGCATTATGCTTAATCAAAGCTGCAACTGTTTCTACTTCTATATTATGACTTTCACAATATAAAATTACAGCATCCATATATTCACAATTTTTATTCTTCACAATCATCTCAATTTCAATAACAAAATCAGATGGAGTTTTAATATTAACAATTTTCATAATTAATCCTTTTAAAAAGTGAGCCCATTCTGTTCCAAGGCGGTGCTCATACCCGTGAAACTTAAGCCGCTAGGCGAGTCTCAATGAGTGCATTATCGTTAGCATCTAAACGTTGCTTTTAGTCTCTTCGTACCTTTACTACAACCCGTCGAACCTATTTCCAGCCCATCAAAGATACATTGGTGACAATATTAGAGACCTTTGCTCTTATCATCGGTACGGTCATGCGAGGACCAATGTATCCATGGTGGACTGGTCGGGTACTGCCCCCGAGTCCGAATTGTCTATTCCTTACGCCTCAACGACTTAAGCATCATATTTATAACACAGCTATTATTATATGTCAAGCAACTCAAATACCATATTTGTCTTTATATTTCTTGCGAACTTCTAGCAACTTGCCAACATAATCATCTCTTTTTTCAATAAAAATTTGTGGTTCTTCATCATCAACAGAAATCATTACTACAGTCTGAGAAATAGGTATGCCAGTTCTTTCTTCATACATGATTGCATAAGCAGCTGCTTGACAAAAATAATTAGTGATGTAACTTTTTTCTTTTGGTTTTAGTGCTGTCTTAAAATCGATAATAGAAAGTTTGCCTTCATATTCAGCAACACAATCGACTGTTCCAGCCATCTCAAGATAGTCGGAATACAATCTTACTTCTTGAAGATGCACATTATCAATCTTTTCATCAATAACTTTCCTCAACCTAGAAAAACTTTCTAGGTCAATTATACTATATTTTTTATCGAAAACATCTTCATTATTGATATATTCTTCACAAATTTTATGAACACGAGTTCCACGAGAAGCAGCTTTAGAAGAAATTTTGTTTGCTTCTTCAGCACCAACTCGTCGCCGCCATTCCATAATAGCATCTTTCGTCATCATCCCAACAACAGTTGTCACTGATGGATACTTGGCTCCGGTAGGAGTTTGATAAAACCTACCGGAGTCTGTGTTTATTTGTTCAACTTTTTCAATGATAATTTTATCAGTGTGTTGAAAGATTTTCTTCTTTTTTGAATTCGGTTTCCACATTCATTTGCACCATTTTATAGAGATTATTATCAAATTTGTTTTTTGTGATGATAAAATCTTTAACCAAACCAGAACGAACTATATCATTTTCCACAAATTCAATGCAACTAAAATATTTGTGCATGTTCTTTAGAATTTTCATGAAATAAAATATACCTTGCTTTTCATCATCATATTTCAAATCGGTTTGTCTATAATCACCACAGAATAAAATCTTAGAATTTTGTCCTGTTCTTGTGATGATTGTGGATAGTTCAGAGAATGTCATATTTTGACATTCATCTACTATAATGATAGAATTGTCTAATGTCAAGCCTCTTAAGAAAGATGATGTCTGAAATTCGACGATTCCCTTATTTTTAAGAATATCGTATGCATCACCTCTACCATATAGTTCTCTACAGATTTCTTGATATGGTTGTTCATATACTTTTGCTTTTTCTTTTGCACTTCCCGGCAAGAATCCCATATCTCTGGATGGAACAACTGACCTGATAATAATTACTTTATGATATGTTCTAAAATTTTCTATCTCTGATAGTGCAAGATATAATGATATGAATGATTTTCCTGTGCCTGGTAATCCGTGGATTAATAAATTTTTTCCATTTGTGAAGTCTTTAAAAACTAATTCTTGATTTGTTGTTTTTGGTTTAATAGCTTTTATTTTTAAACCATTTGATATAACAGTTTTTTCCTCAGTTCTTTTTTGTTTTCTTGACATTCTTTTTTCTGCACGGGTAGGTCTATCCATTTGAATACCTCTTGTTAAAATGATTATAGTAATACCAATCCTCTGTTTATAAGGTCAGCACTTCTATTTTTTGTTTGAGATGAGAGATAGAGGCGAGAATAAGCGGAGAGATTCAAATCTCTATTGAACTGATTATGTTTAAATAAACAATCTAGAATCAATGCTTATACACCTTTGAGTGACCAAATTAAATATGGTCACTGTTATTTATAGCTTTTCATCCTTTTGAAAAGAATATAAATACAATGAGCCAAATATTTTAGGGAAATACAATGACAACCAAAATTTTCGTATCCCAAATAGATACAACACAGCCAGATGGATCAACAGCTTCTTCCAATTCAGTAATTCTTCTTACAGATACTGGTCCTATATGGAAACCACTTTCTGCTTTAAATTCTGTTGGTTATACTGGTTCGCAAGGAATTAATGGTTATTTTGGATCAGTTGGCTATCGAGGTTCGACTGGCGAAGTTGGTGTGCCGGGAACATCTGGTTACAAAGGTTCTGTCGGATATACTGGTTCGGCTGGAGTTGGGTATCAAGGTTCTGTAGGATACACTAGTTCTATTGGTTATACAAGTTCTGTAGGATATACTGGTTCACAAGGAACTACAGGGTATTTTGGTTCATTAGGTTATACTGGTTATTTTGGTTCAGTTGGTTATCAGGGTTCTTTAGGAGTCGGTTATCAAGGTTCTGTTGGTTATCAAGGGTCAGCTGGTATAACAGGAATACTTGCACCATTTCCTTTTATCAATCTTTCTGATGTTGCAGACACAAATGGCAATCCATATACTGGCTATAATGATTTTGGTGGTTCATATGTCAGAGTAAAACCATCAAGAGACGGATTAGTTCTTGATCCAACAGTTGTATTGACTCCCAACATTACTGTAAATGTAGATTTTCATGGTAATCAACTTCAACATCCTGTGTTCAGCGGTTATTCAGAAAATGTAATAGATGATGGTCAACCGGGCGCTTCTCTATCTGCAAATCCATTGAATGGTAATGTAATTAAAGCTACTCTCAATTCACCTATTACAACTATTACAATGACAAATGCTGGATTAATTTCTGGAAGATTATTTTCAGTAACATTTTTCTTGAAACAAGATTCTACTGGTGGAAGAGTACTTGATTGGACAAATAATATCATCTATTGGTCAACAGGTGATGGTATTAATCAAAATACTGGTCCAATCCTTTCAACACAACCATTTTATACTGATATTATAACTGTATATACATATGATGCTGGTGGTTCTTGGTATGGAATCATGGGTGCTAGAGGTTTCCCAACACCATAAAAATGAGAGATTAATATGCCCGTATCTGCAATATCATTATTGAATAACATTGGATTAGCATCTCCAAAAATTCAAAAAATAATACCCAATTATTCTATTTTATTCTGGCATCATACAGAAAAATGGAATGATGTAAATTCATCCATCTCATATGGCAATGATCCTAGTAATTATAATGATCCGCTAAGAATTTTTAGACAATATGATATTGGTCAGTCAAGTATACCAGATGTGGCTGGGTTTTATTCAAATTCGAAATCTACATTATCTTTTAATTATCTCGTAAGATGTGTATCGAGCAACACTGCATGGCCGTCTATTTGTGATATAAAATATGATGCAAATACAAATATGAAAACTACTCAAGCAACTTTATTAGATGTTGGTGGGGCTCATAATTATACATTAGTTGGTAGAACTTCACCTCCTTTAAAAAATAGTGTTGGCACTCCTTTAATTCCTAATATACCAGTTTCTTATTATAATATTGCACATGCAGGCCATCTTCATCAAGTAGAAGGGTTATATAATTTTATAACTTCAGTAAACCCAGGAGCTACTGATTCTATCCTTTTAAATGATCAAGCTGGAAGTCATGTACCAAAATCTTTTTCAAGTTTTTTTGTTGATCCTATAATAAAAGATCCAAGTTTATTAAATATTCCAGTTACAGCTATTCCAAAAGATATAATAGTTATGTATTATGGTAATTCTACTCTTTCTCTTGATCATTATGATCCATATGATTTAAGCATGAGCGGAGATAATAATAACATAGACTACTCTGCAAATAGTTATGCTCTTCCTTTAACATTTGTGCAAACTTCTACATATCTAGAAGCTGGTAAAGTAGGAGCTAAAAATTTAATAATTGCAGCAACAGATTCAAATAGTCTTCTTACTGAACCAAGAATTCTTGCTGGTTTACAGAGCCAAGTTAATGTTGTTGGTATCAATACCCCAAATACTATAACATTTGTAGCTTCTTCTAATACAGCTGGATGGCATGATCATGCTCCTCTTGCAAAACAATCTAGTAAATTAATATCAAGTAATCCTGCAGTAACATATAATGTTATAACTAAACCAAACGGTGGAATTGTATATCCAAATAATGTTGGAGAAAAATATCCTGATGGACCCGATCCTATAAATCACAAACATAATGTTACATACACATCAGAATTAAAATTAAAATCAGTTAAGTTAAAAGCATTTTTATCAAAAACTAGTGATGCTCCAATTACAAAAGGATTGATAATTGGATACAGTATTGGCAAATATTCAAAATATTCTGGTATTAGTACAGATGGAAGTAATAGTTTACCACCGGGTTGGTATTTTTGTGATGGCCAAAATGGTACACCAGATTTAAGAGGAAAATATCCTTTCTTAGATTTTACTCAAGGAACTGATGATGGTAGCACAATTAATCCTACCAAATCATCAATTTTAATAAAACAAATAAATGTAGAAACTATAAATTGGCAACATGGGCATGTCAGTGGTACTTCTACATTACCAGGATCAGCCGGAAGTATGGATGTAGGAAGTCATGCATCAAATTATGATCCTATATCAAATCCAAATAATACAACTAGACATAATCATCCAGTTTCTGGTCAAGTTACATTTTCACAAGCAAATCCAAGTGGTCTTGGTTCAACTATACAACCAAACGCAATAGTTGGAACTTCTTTTGATTATGAACCACCAACTGTAGAAATAGCATTCATAATGTATAATGATACAATATAATAGGAGTATAACATGATTACAGTAGATCAAATTAAAGAAATTTGTCCAAATGCAAAACAAGATATTGCTGAAGCAATTGCAAATAACTATGACCTTCTTTCTGAATATTATGATATCAATAGTCCATTGAGACTAGCACATTTTCTTGCTCAATGTGCTCATGAATCTGGTGGGTTTAGATTAATTCAAGAAAATTTAAACTATTCTGCAGAAGGTTTAGATAAAATTTTTCCAAAGTATTTTAAAAATGCTGGTCGTGATGCAACAGAATATGCTAGAAAACCAGAAAAAATTGCAAATGTTGTTTATGCAAATCGTATGGGTAATGGGAACGAAGAATCTGGTGATGGATATCATTTTTGTGGAAGAGGTTTAATCCAATTGACTGGTAAGAATAATTATAAATCACTTGCTGAAACTCTCGAAATGACTATTGATGAAGCAGTAGAATATCTTCAGACAGCTGGTGGAGCATTAGAATCTGCAGCATGGTTCTGGGCAAATAATGGGTTGAATGAAATTGCAGATACAGATGATATTCTTCGTATTACTAAGAAAGTAAATGGTGGAACTATTGGTCTTGATGATCGTACACACAATGCAAATAAATTTAAAGAAGCTCTTGGTATTGATTAAATAAAATGGGTCAATATCCTGTAGCAAGAATAGGTGATACAAGTGACCATGGCGGTGTCATTATATCATCGGGAACAAAGTACAGAGACAGTACTGATGGTAAATTGGTTTCTAGAGTTGGAGATTATCATAGTTGTCCAATTCCCGGTCATGGTGTCACTGCAATTATTACAGGGTCTCCTAAAGTAAGATCAGAAGGTTCACTTGTTGCAGCCATAACAAGTGTAACTGGATGTGGAGCAGCAATAAACAGTGGAAGTAAAACTACTACGGTTCCTATGCAAGGTGGTGGAGCAGGAAATGAAAATGCATTTATTCTTGATAATAATGAACATGACCAGTTGAATGGTCCATCAGTAATGGGATAAAATAATGAAAATTTGGGTAGTTGGTGATTATTTAAAATCACAAGATTTGAATGCTAACTTTGCAGAACTATCTAGCAATGTAGGTTTTTTGCAAGCAAACGTAGCAACTATTAATGCTGAAATAGGTGATATATACTCAAAATTAAATGGTATTACATCTACTTCAAACGTTTCTGGGTTGGATGCTAGATATTTTACTGGCCAATATGTAACAGGATTTAGTCATAGTTCAAACAGTATTAGTTATGAAGCTCCATTAATATATAAACAAATACCCGATTCTAGAATCGGCAACACTGTTATTGAAGCAAATACCTATACAATAGGAATAGGTCCAATTCTTCCTCTTGATAATACTGTAATTTACACAGCATCATTTTGGAGCAGAAAAGTACAAAATGGTAGTGCAAATTCTGGTACATTATATTTTGTTATATCAAATTACGAGGCAAACTTACAAGTTATACCAGGAGATGGCGGTTATTATCATTATCCAATAGAAAATTTAGTACAAAATACAATATCAACAGCTGATGGTTGGGAAAAATATTCTTTTAATGTTGGTCCAAATTCTGGAACAAAAGATCATTCTACAAATGCAAAATTTATAAGTCTTGGGTTTATTGTAAATTATCCAGTCGATGGACCAACTGCATATGGAAATGACGTATTTCAATTTACAGGATTTTCATTAAAACCGGCTGGAAATAATATTATTGGTTATACAGGATCGAGTGGAACTGATCAAGGCGAACCGGGTTATAAAGGTTCGAAAGGATTTACAGGTTCTCGTGGATTAACTGGATATTTTGGTTCTACTGGATTTAAAGGTTCACAAGGAATTAGTGGCTATCAAGGTAGTGCTGGAGTACAAGGATCAGTTGGTTATATAGGAAGTGCTGGTGTTCAAGGTTCAGTTGGTTATGAAGGTTCGGCTGGTGTAAGAGGATCGACTGGATATGTTGGATCATTAGGACCGGGAGTACAAGGATCAGTTGGTTATCTTGGTTCTACAGGGTTTAAAGGGTCTGTTGGATCAGTTGGTTATAAAGGTTCAGTCGGTGATCCCGGTGGTCCAGTTGGTTATCAAGGTTCGGCTGGTTATCAGGGGAGTTTGGGATATCAAGGATCGGCTGGTGTCCAAGGATCAACTGGATATGTTGGATCATTAGGACCGGGAGTACAAGGATCAGTTGGATTTAAAGGGTCGGCTGGTTATCAAGGTTCTGCAGGATTTCGTGGTTCTGCTGGATACAGAGGATCGGTTGGGTATCAAAGTTCTGTTGGATATCTTGGTTCTACAGGATATCTTGGTTCAGTAGGGTATCTTGGATCGGTAGGTTATACAGGTTCTATTGGTGATCAAGGACCACCGGGTGGAAGCACAGGTTATACAGGCTCAGTTGGATTTGTCGGATCATTAGGATATGATGGCTCACTTGGATATACAGGTTCTAGCGGATATACAGGATCAGTAGGGTTTATCGGATCATTAGGATATGATGGCTCACTTGGATATACAGGTTCAAGAGGTGGCGGATATTTTGGTTCTACCGGATATAGCGGCTCTATTGGATTTCAAGGATCAGCTGGTTATTTTGGTTCATTTGGTTATAAAGGAAGTGTTGGTTATTCTGGATCATATGGTTATCTTGGCTCAGTAGGATATACAGGTTCTGTTGGTGCAAGAGGCGTTGATGGTTATAAAGGTTCTATAGGTATAATGGGTTCTATAGGATATCAAGGTTCAGCTGGTACTTCATATCCTCCTGCGATTGCATTTGCTGCAAAATCTGACATAGGTTCTTATGAACAAGATTATTGGATATTTGATATAGTTGTATTAAATAAAGGTAATGGGTTTGATTATTTAAGTGGTAAATTTACTGCACCAAAAACAGGATATTATTATATACATCTTTCTGGAGATGTAGATTATTATGCTGATGGTATGATAAGAATTTATTTTGCAGTTAATGATGTAATTTATACGACTGCAAAATATATCAGTACAAAATATTCTACGCAAAATGGATGGCAAAATTTTAATATGTCAACTGTCATGTATCTACATGAAGGCGATTATATTATGCCTTACATAGAAATAGCTGGTGGTCAAAATATAGATAGTAACCCAGAAAACACTTCTTTTGATGGTTTTTTTATAGGAGAATAAAATGCAGTATACAGTAACTTATACTGAAGCGGAAGACATGGCAATGCAAAGTGTTACTGTTTCAGTAGATTCTTGGATACAAAATATTTGTCATCAAAGATCAAAACAGGCTATGGATACTATAATCAATAATTCAATAAACAAATTTTTGGATGCTGGTATTCCTATTCCTTCTACAAGAGAAGAAATAGTTTTAACTGTTTTTGCAAATGGTTGGGAAAAAACTGGTCTTACAAAAAATACTGAATTATTAGCAAACACATATTACATGACGCCACCACCAAGAAAAGTAGCAAACACATAAATACTTAAAAGAGGTATTTTAAAATGGCAACATTACAAACCAGAACTGATTTCAAAGAATATTGTCTCAGAAGACTTGGTAAACCTGTAATTGATATTAATGTTGATGACGATCAGGTCGATGATCGTGTTGATGACGCATTGAAATTTTATTGGGATTATCATTTTGATGGTACTGAAAAAATTTATTATAAACATGTTTTTACTCCTCAAGATATATCAAATGGTTATATTCCACTACCAGATAATATTATTGGAGCTGTAAACATATTTGATATTGGAGATTATGTTGCTACAAATAATATTTTTAATATTAGATACCAGATTGCATTGAATGATCTTTACACATTAACATATCAATCTATGGTTCCGTATTATATGGCATTTCAACAACTACAACTTTTAGAACAATTGCTCGTTGGCAAACAACCAATTCGTTATAATAGAAAAACAAATAAATTGTATATAGACGTTGATTGGGCTAAAATTTATCCCGGTCAATATCTTGTTGTAGAAGCATATCAGGTCGTCGATCCGAATGAGTATTCATCTGTATGGAATGATAGATGGTTACAAAAATATGCATCAGAATTAATTAAAAGACAATGGGGTAGCAATCTTACTAAATTTGTTGGAATGCAGTTGCCCGGTGGTATTCAGTTTAATGGTGAAAAAATTTATAATGATGCAGATGCTGCAGTTGAAAAATTAGAAAAAGAAGTAATAGATGGTTACAGTTTGCCCGTTGTAGATATGATAGGTTGAAATATACTTTTTATAAATACTCTTGTATAACAATTTACAGGAGTATTAAAAATGGAAAAATATGGGTTTGTTTATATCTGGTTTGATAAAAAACACAGCAGATTTTATATAGGTTCACATTGGGGGACAGAAGATGACGGGTATATTTGTAGTTCAGCTTGGATGCTAAAAGCTTATAAAATAAGACCAGATGATTTTAAAAGAAAAATTATTAAAAAAATATTTTCAAGTAGAAAAGAACTGATGGAAGAAGAATTTCGTTATTTGAGTATGATAAAAGAATATGAGTTAAAAACTAGATATTATAATTTAAATATTAAAGCTACTGGTCATTGGTCAACATACCCAGAAAAAGTAAAAACAATATCTGAAAAAATATCTATTCGTACCAAAGAAGCTATGGCTCGTCCTGAAATTCGTGAGAATTATCTTATTGGATTGGCAACAAGAGATAACAAATCATCTGATCCAAATGTTTGTGAAAAACGTCGTGTATCTATGATTGGAAAAAATACAGGTAAAGATAATTCAAAAGCTAGAAGAATGGCTACAGAAGCCAATACGGGCAGACCTTTATCAGATACACACAAAGAAAAAATTAAAAGTACTACACATTTTAAAACAATAAATAGTAGTAAAATAAAATGTGTTCATTGTGATTTTGAAGGAAACATGGGCAATATTGCTAGATATCACAACGATAAATGTAACAGAAAGATACTTTAATGTTACCATTTAATTTATTCATACAATTAGATGAAGATCAGCAACAAGCATTAAAATATGCTGCTAGAGCCCATGCTGGGCAGACAAGATCAGATGGTTCTGATTATATTCGTCATCCTGAAAGAGTTGCTAAGAGTGTTATGCAGTTTAAAAAATCACATAATATTGATGCTCTTATGAGTGCTGCGTATCTTCATGATACTATTGAAGATACTAATACTACTAAAGATGATTTAGAAAAATTGTTTGGTAGTCTAGTTGCTTCTCTTGTACAAGAGTTGACTACTGATAAAGACGATCTTGAAAAAGCTGGTGGTAAGACAGAATATTTATCTCAGAAGATGAAAAAAATGTCTAGCTATGCTTTGGTCATCAAGTTGGCAGATAGATTGGATAATGTACAAGATATCAAGTCAGCAAAGAATGCTGCATGGCGTGAGAAATATAAAAAAGAAACTCTTAGAATAATGAACTATATAGAGAAGGAAAGAGTTTTATCAAAGACTCATATGAAAATTATTACAGCTATACGCCATAAGCTATCGGAGTTGGATCACTAAAATGTTAATGTTTAAACAGTTTATCAAAGAAAATGCTATTACAGGTTATAATACCCTTCTAAACGAAGAATTGAACGATGCTCAAAAAAAAGTTGTTGATTCATGGGGTGAAAACACAAAGGCTAAGAAAATTTCTAAAGATGCAATTCCAGAAGGACAAGATAGAACATATATCCCTCTAGAACATCCAGATGACAATAAGCCAGTAGAACCTCATCCAGATGTTAAAGCGCATCTGGAAAAGCATGGCTATAAGATAACTGATTATAAAGGTAATAAAGCAATTGAGCCTAAGTATAACAGAGAAATTCGTATTGGTAAAGCATTAGCTGCAACAGGTGCTTCAAAAGAATTAGTTAGCACATTTAACAACGATCCTAAAAGGGCTGCTTCCAATTCTGGTAAACTAGGCGTAGTTATTTCTCGTCACCCACATGATGTTGCTGGAATGTCTACTGACAGAGGTTGGCGTTCATGTATGAGTATGAGTACAACAGGAGCTAAAAAAGGTATTGGTGCTGGTAGTAATAGTCATTATCTAAAGCATGATGTTCAACAAGGAACACACGTTGCTTATCTTGTACACGAACATGACAAAGAAGCTAAACAACCTCTTGCAAGAATAGCATTGAAACCATTTCAATCGGAAGATAAAAAAGATACCATTCTCAGACCAGAAGAATCACAATATGGAACTTCTGATCATGCATTTGGACATACAGTAAAAAAATGGGCTGAAACAAATTTTCCTGTTAAAGATGATAAAATATACAGAAAAAATAAAAAATTATATAATGATGATCAAAAAGATGTGATTGCCAGTCCTAATGCTTCATTAAAAAGTAAAGACCCTAATACCAGAGCCGCAGCTTTTGATAATAGTAATGTGTCACATGAACATATTACAAAAGGATTAAATGATGAACAAGCTCAAGTACAACTTGCTGCTATTCAACATCCAAATGCAACGGCAGAGCATATCACAAAAGCTTTAGGAATTGATCATATTGGAATTAGAGCAGCTGCGATTCAACATCCTAATGCAACAGCAGAACATATTACACATGTATTGCATAATGATGGTGATGATTATGTAAGAAAAGCTGCATTAAAAAATAAAAATGCAACAGCAGAACATCTTACCCATGTATTAAATAATAAATGGGGTGAAGATAGAAATGTAAGAATTGCTGCATTACAACATCCAAAATTACCAGCAAAAGAAATTACTAAAGTTTTAAATGGTACTAGTGGTCCTGAAAAAGCATTTGCAGTATCTAATCCTAATGCAACACCAGATCATATTAATAAAGCTTTGGATGCTCACAATCATTCTGATATCAGACAAGCTGCTATTCAAAATCCTCATGTTAAATTATCATCAGAACATATAACAAAAGCATTAAATGATGTAGACACAAGAATAAGAGGAATTGCTGTAAGAAGACCAGAAGCAACAACAGAGCATATTACAAAAGCATTAAATGATGATAAATCATTTGTCAGATCACATGCTATTCAAAATCCTAAAGCAACTGCAGAACATATTTCTAAAGTATTAAATGATCCAAATGAAGAAGATGGTATAAAAAGATCAGCGGTAGCTCATCCAAATGCAACATCTGCACATATTTCTAAAGCATTAAATGATCCAGATGAGGCTGTAAGAAGAACAGCAATATCTAATCCAAATGCAAATGCAGAACATATTTCTAAAGCATTAAATGATCCAGATGACGTTGTAAGAAGAAAAGCAGTAAATCATCCCAATGCAACTGAGGAACATGCTTTAAAAGCATCAACAGATAAATCTTCAATGTTCGTTCGTAATGATGCAGAACAACGTCTTGCACAGTTTAGAGTAGCAAATAAAAGAAAAAGTAAAGAGCTATAAATAGTATATAAAAACAAAAGAAAGCTATAAATGGCCACATCATTATATTTTAACAATTTTACTTCTGCAAGTGAACAGAACCTAATAGAGAATCTTGTCATAGAGTCTATAAAGGCTTATGGTATTAATACTTATTATGTTCCCAGAACAATTATCACCAGAGATAATGCTTTCAGAGAACAATTTGTTACTGAATATGGTGAAGGTGTAAATGTCGAAATGTATTTAAAGAACGTCAACGGATTTGCTGGTGATGGAGAATTTCTTTCTAAATTTGGTGTAGAAGTAAGAGATCAATTAACATTTTCTGTTGCCTTAAGAATTTTTGAAAATGAAGTTGGTTCTATCTTAAGAAGAGATAGACCATTAGAAGGTGATCTTATTTGGTTTCCGTTGAACCAACATCTTTATCATATTAAATTTGTTAACAAGACACCTATTTTTTATCAAATGGGCGCAATACAAATGTATGATGTTGTATGTGAATTGTTTGAATATTCTAATGAAGTATTCAATACAGGATTTGATACTATAGACAACATGTATAATGCTCTTTTAACAACTACTGATCCTTATGTTATTACTACAGAAAATGGTATTCCTTTATTTGATGAGAATGGAATTGAATTGATAGAAGAACAATACGATCTTAATATGATTGACACAAATTCACAAAATGATTATTTTGAATCTCAAGGAATTGAATTTTTAGATTTCAGTGCAAAAGACCCATTTAGTGAATCAGATAGGAGAGCATAATGATTGGTGGCTCTCCTTTTTACAATTCTCTTTTTAAAAAATATGTGGTAATATTTGGAACTCTTTTCAATAATATTATGATAGAACGTGTTAGCGATTCTGGTGTTTTAGAACAAACTTTTAAGGTTCCTATTGCTTATGGGCCAAGAGAAAAATTTCTTGCTCGTGTGGAAGAAAATCCAGATGCATCTGCAGTAACTGCTATAAGATTACCAAGAATGTCTTTTGAGATATCTGGTGTTACTTATGACCCAAGCAGAAAATTACAAACAGTAGGCAAGATTGGTTCAAAAAGAGAATTAAATGGAAAAAATACTTATAAAAAAGTATTTAATCCAGTACCTTATAATCTTGGATTTAAATTAGATATTATGGTAAAGACAATGGAAGACGGTTTAAGAATCGTAGAGCAAATACTTCCTTATTTTACACCAGAATGGACTGTAAGCGCAAGACTTTTACCAGATTATGATAATATAACAGATATTCCATTGATTATGGATGGTATGGACATCAGCGATTCATATGAAAGCGATTTTGTTGCTAGAAGAGCACTCATATTTACATTAAATTTTACTATGAAATGTTATTTTTATGGTCCTGTAACTGAATCTAAACTTATTAAAATTTCTGATGTTAGAATATATCCTAATCTTACTGCAAATAGTGATGTTGCTGATATAAATGTTAGACCGGGACTAACTGCTAATGGAATGCCAACTTCTGATCCATCTTTATCTATACCATTATCTCAAATAGAAGAGACAGATACATATGGATTTATTGTAACTGTGAGTGAAACATATGGTTAATAAAGATGTAATTTCAAATTCATTAGGAATACCACCCATTCCTTCTCCACCAAATCCTGTATTCTTGCCGTCAAAAGAAAAGAATGACTATGAATATGCTCGTCAGAACATGTATGATATCATAGAAAAAGGTCAATCTGCATTAGAAGATATTGTAGATATTGCTAGACAATCAGAATCTCCTAGAGCATATGAAGTAGTCACCAATTTAATTAAAACTTTGGCTGAAACAAATAAAGACCTTATGGAATTAGCAAAAAAGAACAAAGAAATTAATAAAGCTGATAGTAGCAATGAAGGTAATAAAACAGTCAACAACAATTTATTTGTTGGTTCTTCTTCTGAGTTATTGAAGATGATTAGGTCTGATTATAATGAATAGTACAAATGAAGTATATCTTGGTAATATAAACTTAAAGCGTAAAGGTGTCCAACTAGAATTTTCAAAAGAACAAATTTTAGAATATATAAAGTGCGCCAATGATGTAAATTATTTTTGTGAGAATTATGTTAAGATCGTGAGTATTGATAAAGGACTCGTTTCTTTTAGTCCTTATCAATATCAAAAAAGAATGTTTAAAGTATTTGATGACAACCGTTTTACAATATGTAAAATGCCTCGTCAGGTGGGGAAAACAACAGGTGTTGTTGGGTATATGCTTCATAAAATTCTTTTCAATGAAAATTATAATATTGCAGTTTTGGCTAATAAACAAATTCAATCAAAAGAAATTCTTTCTCGAATTCAACTTGCATATGAATGGTTGCCCAAATGGATGCAGCAAGGCATTATTCAATGGAATAGAGGAAATATCGAATTGGAAAATGGTTCTAAAATACTTGCAGCTGCCACTTCATCATCTGCTATTCGTGGTCAATCTTATAATCTAATTTATCTTGATGAGTTTGCATTCGTTCCCAGAAATATTCAAGACACATTTTTTGCTTCAGTATTCCCAACAATTTCTTCTGGTAACACTTCTAAATTATTAATAACTTCCACACCAAATGGTATGAATTTATTTTATAAAATTTGGATGGACTCTGTTAATAGTGAAAATTCTTATGCCCGTGTTGATGTTCATTGGTCAGATGTTCCCGGCAGAGACGAAGCATGGAAAGTAGAAACTATTCGAAATACTTCTGTTGATCAATTTCGTCAAGAGTTTGAATGTTTAGACGGTGATACAGAAATTAATATTTTAATAGATAACATTTCCAAAAAAGTTGCAATCAAAGAAATTATAAATATAATATGAATGCAATTTTATAGGATTGAATTATATGCATTATAGAAAAATTTGGGAAAATACACACGGAAAAATACCAACTGATGAAAATGGGTTTTCTTATGAAATACATCATATAGATGGTAATCATAAAAATAATAACATAGAAAATTTACAATTAGTTACAATAAGAGAACATTTCGATATTCATTTACAGCAAGAAGATTGGTTTGCAGCTGCATTAATTGCTAAAAGAATTGGATTTGGTCCAGATTATTCTTCAAATTTACAAAAAGGAAAGAAAAGACCAAATATTGGTGGAGTTTCAAAAGGAACAGTTCCGTGGAATAAAGGGAAAAAATATTCTTTTTCTGAAGAAGTTAGAAACAACAGAAAAGGTAAAAGATTTGGAAAAGTTAAAATTACTGATCATGAATGTTGTTTAATTTTGAAAAAATATAATAATAAAATTCCTTTAAATGGTGTAGGTGATATATCAAAAAATGGAAGAAAAATTACTTATGAAAGAGTTTTTTCTAAAGAATTTCATAAAGAATATAACGTAACTGAATCACAATTATATAATATAATTACAGGAAAACGAAATGTTCTTTAAAAATAATAATACATTAATAGAAACATCTGAAGGGTATTTACCTTTTAAAGGTGTACAAAAAATTAAAAAAAATGGTCAAATTGAAATTCATTTAGAAAACGGCAGTCAATTAAAATGTTCGCTTACCCACCGAATCATGACTGTAGATGGTTGGAAGAAATCTATTGATCTTAAGAACGACGATATTATCATATGTAAAAACGAAAAATCTAAGATATTTTTTCTAGATTACAAAGAGGGAGAATTTGAATATTTTGATATTGTTGGAGTAGAAAATGAACAGTTTTATGCAAATGATATTTTATCACATAATTGCGAATTCTTAGGTTCTACTAACACTCTTATCCATCCTTCAGTTCTTTCTAGATTAGCATACATGAGACCAATAGACAATCCTCATGAAGTAAAAATATATAAACATCCAATCAAAGATCATATTTATTCCATAACAGTAGATGTTAGCGAAGGTTTAGGGATGGATTCATCTGCACTCGTAGTAATCGATTGTTCTACTGTTCCATATGAAGTCGTTGCTACATTTAAAGATTCAAATATATCACAATTAATGTTACCAACATTACTTTCTAATATAGGAAAATATTATAACGAAGCAGCTATATTGGTTGAAATAAATATAGGATCACAAGTAGTAAATATTCTACATCAAGATTTAGAATATGAAAATATTGTTATGACAAAAATGAGTGGTAAAAAAGGCACAGCAATAGGTATATCAGGTAATCAAAATAGATTAGGTATAAAAACAACTCAAGTTACTAAAAGAATAGGATGCGCTAACTTAAAAACTCTTATCGAATCTGATAAAATAATTTTAAATGATTATGATATTATAAATGAACTGTCCACATATGCTGTTGATAGAAATACTTACAATGCAGAAGAAGGACATCATGACGATTTGGTAATGTGCATGGTTCTTTTTGCTTGGATGGCAAGTCAAAATTATTTTAAAGATGTTTCAAATACAGATATCCGTAGACGAATTGAAGAAGAAGTTGAAGAAGATTTCACACCTTTTGGTATTATACATGATGGCAGGGAAGAAGAATTTAACGATAAAGTAATGAGTGAAAACGAGTTTGAAAAATTTTTACTAAATTGAGTTTTTATAAATAATCATACGAAATAATATGTGATTTTTATTATAAAAAGGAGAAAACAATGCCATTTCAAGTTAGTCCCGGCGTTAACGTTTCTGAAATTGATCTAACAACCATTGTTCCTGCCGTTTCTTCAACTTTTGGAGCAACTGCTGGAGTATTCAAATGGGGTCCAATAGAAGACAGAGTACTTGTGTCATCTGAGGACGAGTTAGTATCAGTTTTTGGAAAACCAAACGCAAATAATTACGAAACCTTCTTCACAGCTGCAAATTTCTTGGCATATGGCAATCAGCTATATGTATCAAGAGCAGCTTCAGCCTCCGCATATAATGCCGTCGCTAATGTTGGATCAACAGGTGTAGGTGGAAATACTGTTGTTATTAAAAATCTTCATGATTTTGAAGCACAATATACTACATTAAATGAAGCTGGTGGTTCAAATGCTTATAGCAATGTTTATTTTGTTGCTAAGTATGCTGGTGATGTTGGCAATTCTATAAGAATTTCTATCTGCCCAACAGAAACTGCTTATGCAAGTCAACTTATGGCTTATAATGGGTCAAATGTTGCAATTCAAATTTCTAATACATATTTTTCATTCAATATTCCAGTAGGATCAATGGAAGCTAATATAGTTTTCCAAAGTGTCACTGACGTAAATCTTGCTCCTTCTATGGCAGTTGATATGAAGAATAACATTAACATCGGTGATGTGTTTCTTGTAGGTAATACTTCTACTGGAACACAATACTTAACTGTTAGTGCTGTTGGTGGAACAACTAGTGTTAGTGTTGGTTCAGGAATTAATTCTAGCTTCCAGATAATGTTTAATGAAACTTATAGACAGAAGATGGATATTACAATTTCTGGTACTGCAAATAGCATCACTGGAAATTATTATGGCACAACTTTAGCCAATAAGTATTGGGAATTTCACAATGCTGTTGATATGGCTCCAGGAACATCTGGATATGTATCATCAAGAAATGCAAACAACATGGTTATGGATCAAGTCCATATCGTTGTTGTAGATCAAAATGGTAAGTTTACTGGTATTCCCGGTGAAATTCTAGAAGTTTGGCCAAATCTTTCAATTGCAACTGATGCAAAGGGCGAACAAGGCGGTTCTATTTTCTATAGAGACGTTCTTAATATGAGTTCAAAGTATGTATGGTCTGCAAAGGACATACTATCAACAACTCCACGCAATGCTGATGATACTCTTCTTGCACCATCTTTAACTAACAATCTTTCTTTGAATTTTGCTAGTGGCGCAGATGGTGATCCAGAATCTACTATTGCTGTATCAAAGTTAATGACTGCATATGACAAGTATAAGTCATCAGAAGATGTAGATGTTTCTTTGATTCTTGGTGGTAAGGCAAGAGGAAATATTGGTGAAGTACTCGCAAATTACATCATCGATAATATCTGCGAATATAGGAAAGATTGTGTAGCATTTATTTCACCTGATCTTTCTGCAGTAGTAAATGTTCCCGGTCATGAGCTAGATAATGTTACAGCTTTTAGAAATGCATTGACTTCAACTTCATATGCAGTTCTTGATTCTGGTTATAAGTATCAATATGATAAGTATAATGACACATATCGTTGGGTTCCTCTTAATGGTGATATTGCTGGTCTTTGTGTTCGTACAGATAATGTTCGTGATGCATGGTGGTCTCCAGCTGGATTCAACAGAGGCATTATCAAGAATGTTGTAAAGCTTGCATACAATCCTGATAAGGCAAATCGTGATGTTCTTTATCGTAATGGTGTAAACCCTGTAGTCAATTTCCCCGGTCAGGGAACAGTTCTATATGGTGATAAGACCTTGCTTGCAAGACCATCTGCATTTGATCGTATCAATGTACGCAGACTATTCATTGTGCTTGAGAAGGCAATTGCGATTGCTGCTAAGTCAACTCTATTTGAATTCAACGATGATTTTACAAGAGCTTCATTCCGCAATCTTGTAGAACCATATCTTCGTGATATTCAGGGTCGTCGTGGAATCTATGATTTCAGAGTAATTTGTGATACTACAAATAACACTCCTGAAGTTATTGATGCAAACGAATTTAGAGGTGACATTTATATCAAGCCCGCACGTTCAATCAATTTCATTCAGCTCAACTTCGTTGCAGTACGCACTGGTGTCGAGTTTACTGAAATTGTTGGCAAGTTTTAAGAGGGAGAAATAAAATGGCATTTAATATCAATGAAATTAGATCACAGCTAAAATTTGGCGGTGCGAGAAATTCTCTCTTCCAAGTAATTATCAGCAATCCAATTAATCCAGTTGCTGATATTAAAGTTCCTTTCCTTTGTAAGGTAGCTCAAATTCCAAGTTCACAACTTGGTCTAATTGAGGTTCCTTATTTTGGAAGAAGACTTAAGATTGCTGGTGATCGTCGTTTTGATCCATGGACAGTAACAATTATCAATGATGAAGATTTTGCTGTAAGAAACGCCATGGAACAATGGAACAACTACATCAATCTTTATCAGCAAAATGTTACTGCACTTGCAACAGGTGCTCCATCTGAATATAAGTCACAGGCAACTGTGACTCAGTTTGGAAAATCTGGAGATGTTCTAAGAACTTATCAGTTCAATGGAATTTATCCAGAATCAATTTCTACAATTGATCTTGCATGGGCAACTGTTGACGAGATTGAAGAATTCCAAGTAACATTCCAATATGACACATTTCAAATATTGAATGGTCCTACTGGTAATGCTGGTGGTTCCTAATTAAGTAATCGAGAGCCGTTATAAATAGAGTATAACGGCTCTCTTTTCTTAAGGAAAAATATTATTATGGTTCAATTATTTGGATATGAAATAAAAAGAAAAAATGAAAAGCCACTTGAGTCCTTTGCACCAGAGTTAAAGGATGATGGTGCTGTTGTTGTTGCAGCTGGTGGTGCATATGGCACATTCGTTGATCTTGCTGGTACTGCTAGAACCGAATCAGAATTAGTTGCAAAATATAGAGAAATTTCTTTACAGCCGGAATTAGAACAAGCCATTGATGATATTGTCAATGAGGCTATGGATGTTGACGCAGAAAAAATCGTAAGTCTCAACACAGATAAATTAGAATATAGTGATAATGTTAAAAATATTTTTAGAGAAGAATTTGAAAATATACTAGATTTGTTTAATTTTCAAAATGAAGCTTATGAAATTTTTAAAAGATGGTATATTGATGGTCGTATGTACTATCATGTTATTATTGATGAAAAATCACCAAGAGAAGGTATTAAAGAATTTAGATACCTTGATCCTAGAAAAATTCGAAAAATTAGAGAAGTAAAAAGAACTCCAAAAGGTCCAATTACTGTTTTTGATGCAAAAAATGAATATTTTGTGTATAATGATAGAACATTTTTGCCAGCTGGTGGTAATGGTGGTCTTCCTATGGATACAAACACATCTGGTTTGAGAATATCAACTGATTCTATTCTTCATGTTACATCTGGCATGATGGATCAAAATAATTCTGTTGTATATTCGTATCTTCAAAAAGCAATTAAACCTCTTAATCAGTTGAGAACACTTGAGGATGCAACAGTTATCTATCGTATTTCTCGTGCGCCTGAAAGAAGAATTTTTTATATTGATGTTGGCAATCTTCCAAAAATTAAAGCAGAACAGTATCTTCGTGATATGATGGTTCGACACAAGAATCGTCTTGTTTATGATGCTGCCAGTGGTGAAGTTCGTGATGATCGAAAGTACATGACTATGCTTGAAGATTATTGGCTACCTCGTCGTGAAGGAAATCGTGGTACTGAAATTACTACACTTCCAGCTGGACAAAATCTTGGTGAAATGGATGACGTATTATATTTTCAAAAAAGATTATATGATTCATTGAATGTTCCTATTTCAAGATTAAACTCTGGTCAGTCAGGATTTAATCTTGGCCGTTCTGCAGAAATTACTAGAGATGAAGTTAAATTTACAAAATTTGTCGGAAGACTTCGTAGACGTTTTTCTCAATTGCTTCTCAAGGCACTTGAAAAACAATTAATATTAAAAGGTGTTGTTTCTGAAGAAGATTGGCCCGAAATTTCTAATAAATTAAATTTTGATTTTCATATTGATAATCATTTTGAAGAATTTAAAGAAGCAGAAGTTATTTCAAATAGAATTAATATTTTAAATCAAATTCAACCATATATTGGTAAGTATTATTCTGATGAATGGGTTCGCAAAAATGTTCTACATCAAACTGATGAAGAAATTCTTGAAATGATGCAACAGATGGCTGAAGAACAACCATCACCAGAAACTATGGTTCCTGAAGATGAAGTCAATCAGGGATTAAAATCTATGGAACAACAATCAAAACTACAGAATACGGGTGGTAATGCTCCAAAAACAAATTCGAGCATACCAGGTCAAGGTTCTGCGTATTAAAAAATATAAATAAAGTAACAGATTTTTTATTGGAGAAATATAATGGATAATGAGAATCTTGAAAATATTTTAGTACATGCATGGAATAAAGATGCAGTAAATCTACGTGGAGCTTTGGATGCAGAAATGCAAGCCAGAGTTTCTGATCATATCGAAGATATGGTAGCTAATGTTTCTGCTAGACTTTTTAATCCATCACTATCAACAACAGATGAGAATCACGAAGGATAATTAAAAATGGAAAAGTCAGTACGTAACACCATCAACTCCATTATGGAAGTGGCACAGCCTTTGTCACAGGGCGAAATTAATTTTAAGGCGCTTCATGGCGAACCAAAGCCAACAAATAGAGATATGATTCCTGGGATTACTGACCAAGATTTTATTTTTAATGGTAATCCTCGTAAAGATAATAAACTTCCTGCATCATATCAGAATGGTGAAAATGATGCATCAAAAGATGTTTATGATAAAAATTTAAAGGTAACACAAAATTATTATCCCCAAAAAGAAGTTGGGGTTAAAGAAGAAGTTGAATCTGTTGAAGAAGCTATGAAGGGTGAAGATGAATATAATGCTCGTTATGGCGCTGGTGGAAAGAAGCGTTCATCTGATGAAGTAGAAAATTCTTATATGAAGAACAAGGAAAAAGTTCTTAATAAGTATAATAATAAAAGTAGTGAAAAAGAAGTTTCTGAGCCAGTCAAAGAAGAAATGAAGGGTGAAACTGAATACAATGCTCGTTATGGTAAAGGCGGAAAAAAGAAGCCAAATCCAGATAAAACAAAAGAAAAAACTGATTGGAAAGAAATTCTTACAAGAAAGAAAGAAGTTTCTGAAGAAGTTGAATCTATTGAAGAAGAAATATACTCAACTATTAAAACATTCGTTATCGGTGAGTATGGCATTTCAGTACAAGAATCATCAGATATTTATTGTGTAATTAATCCAGTAAATGAAGATGAGTATTTTACAGAAGATTATAACGATGCGTGTGATACTGCTAAAGCAATTTTAAGAACTATTGTCAAGGAAGCTATCGAAGAAGAAGAAGCAATTGCTTTAGCTGAAAAGAGAATTGACGTAGAAAAAGCTATGTATGCTCGTTATGTTCCTGGAAAGTTTACAAAAAAGCCAAATAAGTTAAAAGGAAACCAGAAGGTTCTTGACAAGAATCATAATGGTCATCTTGATAAGCAAGACTTTGAAATGCTTCGTAAGGAAGAAGCAGAAGAGCTTGAAGAAAAGAATTGGATTGCTGGTGCTATCAAACATCCTGGTGCTCTAAAGGCTGCAGCAAAACGTGCTGGCGAAACCACATCAGAATATGAGCAAGAACATAAGCATGATTCTGGTAAAGCTGGAAAACGTGCACGTCTTGCACTTACTTTGAATAAAATGCATGAAAACTATGATGATTCAAAAGAAGAAGTCAGTATGGTTACAACAGAACTTAAGTCAATGATCCACGATGCTACAGAACTTCTTAGCAAGATGCCATCACAGATGCATGTAGAACCATGGGTTCAAGCAAAGGTAGCAATGGCAAAAGCTTCTATCTGTAGTATTCATGATTACATAGTATATGGCAATGTAAATGAAGAAGTAGAACCACTTGATGAAATTTCTCGTGATCTTGCTTCTAGATATATTCAAAAAGCTAAAACAAGTACTCGTGGTGCATATTATGGTGATGATGTAAAAACTTCTGGAAAAAGACAAAAAGGAATTGATCTTGCTCTTCTTAAGAAGTGGGGTGATAAGAAATTTGGTTATCCTGAGCCAAAGGTAAAGGCTACTGAAGAAGTAGTAAATCATGTTGAAGAAGGCGCAGAAGTTGATCGTATGGAAAGACACATTGAAACAAGTGAAATTAAATCTGGAAAATCGCCAAAGGTAGCAAAACAGATTGCATGGGCTACTATCAATAAACGTGGTATGTTGAAGAAGGACGGGAAGTAATATGGATAAGAAACCAAATTTCGACCAATACAAGAGAGAAAAAGTTGCTTCTTCAAATGATAAACCACAAGCTGGTTCTGCATGGGATGAACATGGCAGAATGGCAAATTCTAATGTAAAAAATGCTCATTATTTTTGGGATGCAAAATTTCCTGATAAAGAAAGAGCAATGCGCCATGCTGAAAAAGCTAAGAAACATGCTGCCGATTATGATGCACTCATGAAAAGTGAATGGCCAAAAGGTTATAATAAAAAAACAAATGAAGAAGTAGAACAGATCGATGAAATTTCTGACAAACTTGCATTAAATTATGCAAAAAGAGCAGAAAAATCTATGGATAATGCAATGGTAAAAGGTTCAGAAGGTCATGAAACTTTTATGAAAAGATCAAAAGGACATACTCTTGCTCTTGATAAAATTAATCAAGGATACAAACGTTTAAAAGCAAAAGTTGGAACTAGCGATGCTAATGCTAAAGATGTTGCTTATGATAAAGCAGTAAAGGAAGATGTTGATTCTGCTCGTGCTGCACAGCAAAAGGCTAAAGATTATACAGAAATGGGCCATGATGCTGGAAGAATTGGTGATGAAAAAGCAATGAGAAGACATTTTGCTAATGCTGCTTTAGAAAAATTAAAAATTAAAGCCGCAATGAAGAAAAAAGAAGTTTCAGAAGAAGTTCTTGATGAAACAGAATTTAAAAGAGCTGATTTAGAAAGAGCTTCAGCGGCTTTAGATAAAGCAAGAGATACAAATAAAAGAAAAAATCTTGATCCTGATCTTAAGAAAAGAGCAGAAAATTGGCATAGACAAAATTTTCTTACTAAACAATTAACTTATATGAGAAGTCGTATTGCATCACAAGCACAACCAAGAAATGAAGAAATTGAAGTAACTTCGGAAGCTCGTGATGATATATTTTTTCATAAAGATGCTTTAGAAGATTTATCTGGAACAATTTCTCGTCTTAAGAAGAGTGGCAAAGCAGTTCCTGACGATCTTCTTAGACAATTAGATAAACATAAGCAAGCTGTTGCAAGACTGAGAAGTGGTAAATCGAGATTTGCAGAAGATGCAGACCCAACAACAATGCAATCAGATAAACGTGATATTATAACTTCTACAAGAATTTCACCTGCAGGAAGAGTGGAACTTTTTAAACGTCACAAACCAAGAAAACAAATTAAAATTGGTGAATCAGATGATATGATTGAAGAAAAACTAAATAGATTATATGAAAATCTTTCTGATGAAAATAAAGAAAAATTTATAGAAAAATTAGAAACTGAAGAAGGCATAATGCAGTTATTTCAGTTTGCAGAAGAACAAGGATTTTAAAAATGTCGGCTGTTTATAAATTTTTAGGAACAGAAATTGGATTAAACGGAACAGGAAATACTGTTTCTTTATCTAGACTTGTTAGAATAACAAATGCAAACAATACTTTAACTGTTTTATCAGTTGCTAATACAACTGCTACTTATGCTAACGTCACACTTACACCATATGAAGTAATAACATTAGAAAAATCTACCACTGATTTACTTACAGGTGTAAATTTAAAAGCCGTTTCAGTAGCATATAGGAATTAAAAAAATGAAACTTATCACAGAATTAAACGAAGATGTAAAATGCATCACGGAAGAAGGAAGAGAAGGGCAAAAGACACTTTATATTGTCGGTCCTTTTATTCAAACTGAACAAAAAAATAGAAATAACCGTATATATAGAATGGAATCAGTTTCTCGTGAAGTTAAGCGTTATGTAGAAAATTATGTCAATAAGAATAGAGCTTTGGGCGAACTAGGTCATCCAGATAGTCCTTCTATGAATCTTGATAGAGTTTCACATTGCATTACAAGCCTTACACAAGAAGGCAATAATTTTATGGGAAAAGCTAAGATTCTTAATACTCCAATGGGAAATATTGCTCGCAATCTTATTGAAAGTGGCGTTCAACTTGGTGTTTCTACAAGAGGTATGGGATCAATTGTAGAAGAAAATGGAGTTCATGTTGTTCAAGACGATTTTTATCTTGCTACAGCAGGTGATATTGTTGCTGATCCTTCCGCACCTGATGCTTTTGTAAATGGCATCATGGAAGGCGTTGAGTGGATTTGGGACAACGGTATTATAAAGGCTCAGAAGGTAGAAGCAGCTAAGAAGCACATTAATGAAGTAGCTGCCAAAGTTACACATTCTAAAAAAGAACTTGAAGAAGCAAAGCTGAGAGTATTTCAGCATTTAATTTCAAATTTATAAAAAGTATAAATAATTTACATATAAAATTTTTAAGGAGAATATCTAATGTCTGACGAACTAAACAATATTGATGATGTAGAAGAAATCACTCTTGAAGAAGATGCTGCTGCATCAAATCAAGCAACAATTGCTATGAAGCCAACTGGAATTTCACGTTCTGATTTGATTTCAAAGATGGTTGCTTATGCATCACAACTTGGTAAAGAAGACCTTTCTCAAGCAATTGAGAAGATGGGAATTCCTGAGCCAGAAGAAATTTTTAACAACAATACAAATCTTGCAACTGGCGATATGTCTGCAAAAAACAAGGCTACTATTAGATCAAGTAATGCTAAGGGCGATCCTATGCAGTCAGTAAAGGAAGACCTAAATCTTCTTTTTGGTGATTCAACTGATCTTTCTGAAGATTTTCGTATTAAGGTAGGAACACTATTTGAAGCTGCTGTTTCAACTAGAGTTGGAATCGAAAACGCTCGTCTAGAAGAAGAATTTGAAGAAAAGCTTGAAGAATCATATATTGAAATTAAGGAAGATATGATGTCAAATATTGACGCATATCTAAATTATGCAGTAGCAGAATGGGCTTCTGATAATAGACTTGCTATCGAAAACAATATTCGTGCTCAAGTAACCGAATCTTTTATCAACGGATTGAAGGGTCTATTTGAAGAGCATTATGTTGAAATTCCAGAAGACAAGGTTGATGTTGTTGAATCATTGGCAATGCGTATCGAAGAACTAGAAACTCTAGTAAACGAAACCACTGCAGATAATATTGAACTTACAAAGCTTGTCAATGAAAAGGAAGTCAGAGAAATTTCTGATAGCCTAACAGAAGGAATGACTTCAGTACAAAAAGATAAGTTTGTTAAGCTTACTGAAGCTGTGAGTTATTCTGATGCAAATGAATTCCGTAAGAAGGCAAATGTCATTAAGGAAACATATTTTGCTGGAAAGAGCGATATCAAGGTTGTTGAAGATCGTCTTCTTAGTGAGAGTGTTGAAGAGCCAGAAATGAACAAGTCAAATTCAAACATGGATTCTTCTATGCAGATGTATGTTTCTAATCTTTCTAAAACAATTAAAAAGTAAAAAATTATAAATAATATTACAAATAACTTTCCTAAAGGAGAAATTAAATGAACCCTCTAAATGAAGAACTAATTGCTAAGTGGAAGCCCCTTCTTGAACATCCTGATCTTCCAAAGATCACTGATATGCATCGTCGTAATACAACTGCACAGCTTCTTGAAAATACAGAAAGAGCTATCCGTGAACAGGCTGCTTTCAACCCACAGTCACTTCTAACTGAAACTGGCATCAATGCTGCCGGAACTGGTGGATACGGTGGAGCTGGTGGTGCTGGCGTTGCTGGTTACGACCCAATCCTTATCTCACTTATTCGTCGTTCTGTTCCTAACCTTATTGCTTATGATATCTGCGGCGTTCAGCCAATGACTGGTCCTACTGGACTTATCTTCGCAATGCGTTCACAGTATGCTAACAGCACTGCAAAGGGCAACGAAACATTCTATGATGAAGTTCTAACTAACAACTCAACTATTGCTTCTGGTGCAAATACAATCGGCAACGCACAGACTGGTACTTCAGGTGCATTTGCTGGTGCTTCAGGCGCTGATGCTTATAACTTTGCTCAAGGCATGACTACTTCACAGTCAGAAGGTCTTGGATCAAATTATACATTCCCTGAAATGGCATTCAGCATTGATAAGGTTTCTGTAACTGCTCGTAGCCGTGCGCTAAAGGCAGAATACACTATGGAACTTTCTCAAGATTTGAAGGCAGTTCATGGTCTAGATGCTGAAACAGAACTTGCTAACATTCTTCAGTCAGAAATTCTTGCTGAAATCAATCGTGAAGTAGTTCGTACAATCAACCTTTCTGGCGTTTCTGGCGCTCAGTATGGCACAACAACTCCCGGCGTATTCGATCTTGATACTGACTCAAACGGTCGTTGGTCAGTTGAAAAGTTCAAGGGTCTTATGTTCCAGATTGAAAGAGAAGCTAACCAGATTGCCAAGGACACTCGTCGTGGTAAGGGTAACATCATCATCTGTTCTTCTGACGTTGCTTCAGCTCTTCAGATGGCTGGTGTTCTTGACTACACTCCTGCTCTTGCTTCAAATAACCTACAGGTAGATGACACTGGTAATACTTTCGCTGGTATTCTCAATGGTCGTTTCCGTGTTTACATTGATCCTTATACCACTGGCAACTATGCCACTATCGGTTATAAGGGTGCAAATGCATTTGACGCTGGTATCTTCTATTGCCCATACGTTCCTCTACAGATGGTTCGTGCAGTTGGTCAAGATACATTCCAGCCAAAGATTGGATTCAAGACTCGTTACGGAATGGTCGCAAACCCATTCGCCCGTTCAGTTGTTGGATCACCTAATCTTTCAGACGGAACTATCATAAGCAACTCAAATGGTTACTATCGTAGAGTTATTGTCAACAATATTCTCTAATAAAAACCCCGCTGATTCAAAGGCGGGGCAATACAAGACGGTTTCAAGCCGCAAACTTAAGGGGAGCAGAGATGCTCCCCTTTTTTTATTTCATATCCTTGATAATTTTATCAAGTTGGTCTGCAGTTATTGGCCCATATTCATTTTTTAAAATACTCCAAAGAGCATCTTCTACTCCTTCTCCATAGTATGACGCAAGAGGTTGGGGAACCTCATCAACATCCTTTGAATAATTAATAACATTAACAAAAGTCATTTTATTTTCATCATCCCATGACTTTAGATAATGATTATCTTCATCAAACATACGAAGATAATCTTCCTTCGTAATTTCACGATGAGACAAAATGATAGTTGGCTCAAGATGAAGTTGACTAAATTCTTTCAAATTAGCTTCACTTTCTTGCATTATATATTCATCACACGCATGATCAATATCATCTTCTACCTCAAAAACATATCTCATCCGGTATTGAGAAAGTGCTTCCAACATCACAAGTTTCTTAACCATATAACTATTCTCCTTAGATAATATAAAAGGTATCACCACTCAGAACATGAGTATGTAAAAACCTATTGGGATTACGTATTTCTTTATATTGAGTTACGGGAATATCAATAATGACCTCTTCCTTTTTCACAGGAGGAGGAACATCATTTTCGTATATTTCAACTATATTAATTTTGCTTCCATGATTTTTCTTTGCAGAGATTTTCTCTACAAATTTCTTTGCTTCTTTTATAGAAGAAAAAATCTCAAACTTCTTTTCAAAATCCAAAGTTTGAGATTTATCAAGAAACCAATAGCCGTATTCGACTTTATATTTGGTAATCATGCTGACACCCGAAAGTTATGAGTATCATGAAAATACTGTTTACCATGGTCAATAGCATCATACTGATGACAACCATTTTTAATGGTGAAGCGATCCACTTGAAAAACTTGTTGATTATTACTAAATTCGTATACACAAAAATAGTTATCACCATTCCATGTGATGAACTGATTCAGTTTGAAGTCAGAAGCAACAACCATACGGTTGATGACAGCATCATGAAAATCGATATACAACCTAGCCATGTGAACCTCCGTTGTTCATATAAAGACCATATCATACCAATATATGGTGTCAAGCACTAATTTCCAAAATATTCTTCGTTTGGATTATCTTTCATAAAAGATTCAGCAAAAGCTTGAGCGGTTTCTTCATCATAACTATCTGGGATATTTGCTTCTGGATAATATTGAAACATGCTTGTACCAGAATCGGTAACATTTTCTACACCATACATAACAGAATATGAATGGTCACGATGAACTTTAATATCCATACAACGTACAACTTTTTTCTTGGCAAAAGCTTTCATTTCGTATATATCACGGGTCCATTCTTCACCTTCATGACGAAGAGTTTCTGTACGATCAAAAATCTTATGAACACGAGGAACCCAATAGGTATATCCAATGTCATATTTGGTTTTGATATCCATATGTAATCTCCAATTTCAATATCACAATACCTATTATATAGATAAAAAAAATGATGTCAAGCCAAAAAAAGTTTAAAATAGGTGTTGACATTCTTTTTTGATGGGTCTAATATGCCTCCATACACACATGAGGTGTGTAGCAATCAGTGAAAGAAGGGTTACATTATGAATTACAACATTACCAAGATGGATCGTGTCATCATTGCTCTCACGGCTGGTGATCAGCTTACCAAGCGTCAGATCAAGGCTCGTTTTGGAGTTGCCAATCCCCGTGCTACAATCTCTGACCTTCGTATGAAGGGGTTCCCAATTTATCTTCGTAAGCATAAGACCACTAAGGGAACTACTCTCAAGTATGAGCTTGGCAAGCCTTCTCGTGCTGTCATTGCTGCTGGTTATCAGTATCTGGCCATGCAGAAGCAGACTGGCTAATAAAATAATTTAAAAAGGGGGTTGACGCCCCCTTTTTTTATGCTAATATGAATCATCAACAACGGAGATGGTCATGTCCAAGCGCAAAACCTTCAATGTCGAAGAATTTAAACAATCCATCAACAAGATGCTTGCTGGCTCTGTTATCAATCCAGAAGGTCGCAAGTCGATGATTGTCATCCTTGAAGACGTTCTTATGCAGACTGGCAACTACAAAGGTTTCCGATACCTTAGTGAAAAGGAAGTTCCGGCTGGGCATACAGCTGGAATTAATCACAGCGATTATTTTCAACCCACACATGAAGAATTATTTGACAACACAGATAACACTCGTGTTTGTTACCTTTGAGGGAGAATACCATGCTTAATATGGAATTTTACCTTGATGCGATGTTGCGTGTCAGCTGGACTGTGGTTGACTACATGCTCGAAATGATGTATGTTTTGGATACAAACAACGAGAAAAATAAAATCGAGGCATTAGAAATCCTTCGTAAGGAAGCAAAATACAAGTTTTCTGACGAAGAACGCTATGAAAACGGAATCTTCATCTAAAAGGAGAATGTATCATGGGTACTCGTGCAGTTTTCACATTTAAGGACGATCTTAACACTTTTGCCGTCTATAAACATTGGGATGGATACCCAGAAGGTGCATCTGAGTACTTGACCAAAGCAATTCCTATTTCATGGGGATTGGATAGATATGAGGCTGATGACTTTTCAGCTGCTTTTGTCGCAGCGAATAAGAAAAATGGGGGTGATATCTATCTCACACCATCTATAGATGCTCATAGTGATTTGGAATACCATTACGAGTTGACTTCTGCCGTTACGAATAGCCAATTGATTATTCGTGCATCTAAGGTTGAATATGAACGCATCAATGAAGATGACTATCAAATTGCTTTTAAGGAGATTTTTTACGGTCGCTTGAAAGAATTTGTTGACATCTACGGTAGTTCTGATACAAAGAAGATGTGGAACACGTTGGACAAGTCGCCCAACAAGCTTTATGAAGGAGTCTGAATCATGGACACTACTACTTGCCTTATCATCTTTGGACCGTTGATTTGTATGGTTATTGGCATGGCAATCGGTTTAGCTTTCCTTCACTATACGGAGAATACCAATGTCTAAAGGTCTCTTGCTTTTGATTGGTGATAATCAGGGTATTTTCATTCCTCAAACATTTGCAGAAAAATATGCGGATAATTGGTTTCTGGTAAATTCAGATGCCTTGGATATTGTTAAGGAAGGTCCAAATCATCCTGAATATTGGGATGCATGGAGTGATGTATTGGATGACGCAACTCTCACAGATAACAATAACAATCTATGGAGATTGTATCAAGACGGTGATCTATGGATGTTCTGCAATGAACTGATGAAAGACGAAGAGTATGAAAACTTCTTTGGAGAAAAACGAGAATGAGAGACATTTTTATCATTAGTGACACTCATTTTGGTCATGAAAACATCTTGACTTTCACAGACGAGCATCGTAATGTTGTTCGTTCATTTGCAGATGTGGACGAAATGGATGCACTTATGATTGACAACTGGAACAAGACCGTCAAAGATAATGATATTGTTTATCATCTAGGTGATGTGTTCTTTGGTAAAGGATATCAAGTCTTGCCTTTTCTAAAGGGTCGTAAAAGATTGGTGTTAGGCAATCATGATAATCCTAAAAGCAATCATATCACGAAAAATTTTCAAAAAGTTATGTTACTGCGGTGGTTCCCTGAGTTTGATTGCGTTCTTACTCATATTCCTATGCATGAAAGTGGAATGACTAAAGTTAAATACAATCTTCATGGGCACATTCATCAAAAAAAATCTCCTACAGAACGACATGTAAATTGTTGTGTTGAGGTTCGTGATTACACACCTATCGCAATCGAAGATATCATGAAGGGTCTATAAAATGACTAAACTTCCTGCACTTGTCTATAATCGTAACATGATAGTTCATGGGTCTGCTGAACCAATTCAAAACAATTATCATAATGATGATTTTCATCGTGAACCACCAGTAGAAACCATCATTGATGCAGAAAATATCAAAGAAAAAGTTATGGACTATCTTGGTGCTGTATTGGCTAGATGTTGGTATGATAAGAAGCTTATGGCTGGTTTGGAATTAAATGCTCATAGGACACTTCGTCACTTGGGCATTCTTCTTCCTCCAGAGTTGGAAATCAAGTTTGAAAAGACAAATAAAGAACGTCCCAAGCTTCTCATCTATGAATGGAACAAGGAACGTACATTCAAACGCAAGGTATGCTATCTACAAATGATGATGATGGCTGGGAGGTAAGAATGACTGATGATGAAGCAGATATGTATTATGATCGTTGGTTAATTGCTAAGAATACAATTAAGCGACTTGAAGCTGGCATCATGGAAATGAAGCAGACAATTGCTAATAGAGAAAATGAGATTGAACGTCTCACAAAAAAATGTGATATGCAAGCTAACATTCTTCGTCACTTGACACCAGATAAGTTTCCTGATACATTATTTATTAGTGGGGTTCTTGGTGAACGGGATTTAAACAATATGCCTCAGAAGCTTCTTGTTGTTCCTGCATATGGTGTTGACTTTAGCTATATCTATGAGCGTACAGAAAAAACAACAGGACCAGAGTGGTAAGATGGTAGGATACAAGTCAAAGAAACTACTAGCTGAAAGTAGAGAGAGTAATGTGAGATATTCATTGGTACGTTTGCATGATGGCGCTGGGGATTCTGGACCCATGTGCCAGATACTTGATCCAGAAAATTATCAATTTATCGAAGGTGAGAACCGTCCCCGTATTGGGTGCGGTATTCGTGTTGGTTCTTTCTATGGGAGAACCTATGACTCACAAGACTGGTGGCAGACTAGCCCCGTATTAGAGATTCTTGAAGAGCGTGAGGACTATATGAAGTTCAGGACTCGCAATTCAGAATACGAGTGGAAGACTTTTTGATATGCCATTTAAACCAAATGAATTGCCTTCACTTGAAATTTTAAATGATTTATTTATATTAGATATTGAAAACGGCATTCTCTATTGGAAAGAACGTGATAGAAAATATTTTCCAAATCATAAAGCGCATGTAACGTGGAATGCAAAATTAGCTAATAAAAAAGCTGGGTCTATCAAAGATAATTTTAAAAAAAATGGTACAAATAAACAATACCACATTATTATGTTTAAAAACAAAATGATTTATTCACATAGAGTAATTTTTAAAATATATTATGGATATGAACCAATATATATTGATCATATTAATGGAAATGGTTTAGATAATAGACCTATAAATTTAAGATCAGTAACACAAATTGAAAATAATAGAAACATTTCTATTTCAAGAAAAAATAAAAGTGGTGTTGTTGGTGTGTGGTTTGATTCAAGACGAAAAAAATGGAGAGCCCAATTAATAACTAATAAAAAATGTTATTGGAAATTTTTTGATACATTTGAAGAAGCAGTTGATTATAGAATATTTTTAGAAGAAACACATGGGTTTTCTGCGACAGGAAAAAAAACACATGAAATTACAAAAGAAGTAGCGTGATAAACTAGGAGTTTAAAATGACAACATGGAAAGTTTCAACAAAGTATAAGAAGTCTATCACTGAAAAACAGTTCTGGACAAAAGATGGCAAAACCATTATCTATAGCATTGGTTGGCGTTGGGGATATGCTCGCTATGCTGAGAAGCCAGAGATTGATGAAGATGATGAAGAAGTAAATATCTATGAACTTGGTGATGTGATTGATCAAGAGCAAGAAGATGGCTGTTGGTCTGATTGGGAATTTCCTGATGACATGGATGAAGAAGAACAAGAACGTCTTCAAGAAGCATATGAAGAAGAATATGATGAAGGTCTTGAAGGTGAAGGTTGGGTTTGCGATGATACAGAAACATGGTTTTCTGGTCCACTAGAAATTGAGGAAGAAACAGAATGATTGCTCGTATTGTCTTGACATTCGTATCTCTTGTAGTGTATGGTTTCATTACTAAGTTGTATAATCCAATTTCAACATTGATTTTGGGTAGCACAGCTGGTGATCAGTTTGCAAACAGTGACATGGCATATGTAAAGTCCATGTACATTTTTTTTCTTTTTGATGGGGTAAATTTTATGCTTGGACCTATTCTTTTCTTTACTCTTGCCGTCATCTGGTTTAAGCCAATGAAGCAGTGGATTATTGCGGCATCTACTTTTGCTATCGCACTTTTCCTTATTAACCCTGATCAAGCATGGGCATATGCTGATACGACAGATAAGACTGAGGCATATACTATCCTTCCTAATCAGTCAGCTTTCTGGGTTCCAGATGTTGGTGCTAACAAGGAAAGTCAGGCTCAATTTGAAAGTGAGTCTTACTACAATGAACGCAAGATTGCATCGAAGCGTTTCGTAGTTCCTCATCAGAAACTTTCTAACTCTGGTGGATATCTTGGTTGGGATTTCTATATTCCTACTGGTCGTCTCTATATTGTTGATCGTACACCTTATAGCCGTGAATGGGTTGCTGGTACACATCGTGGAACATCTTCAAGGGATGAGTCTTTTCCTTGTCAGACTAAAGAAGGTTTGAATATTACAGCTGGTGTTTCTATTGGTGCTTCTGTATCGGAAGATAATGCTGCAAAGTTTCTTTATAACTTTGGTGTAATTCCTCCTTCTGGAAAGTCTATTGATCCTGTTGTCATCTTCACTTCTGTTTACTATGGGCGTAGCCTGACTGATATTATGGATGATGTTGGTCGTAAGAAGATTCAGACTATGGTGTGCGGTGAAGTTGGTCGTCGCACATTCGATCAAGCCAATGCTGACTACATTCCAATGATGGATACTATTGAGAAGAATGCTAAAGATTATTTTGGTAAGCTTGGAATCACTATTAATTTTGTCGGATGGGCTGATACTTTTACTTTCGATAAGGAAATTCAAGTTGCAATTAATCGTAAGTTTGAAGCAGAAAAACTTGCATCTATTATGAGTACTCTTGAGTCAATTGCACAACTCAATGTTCAAAATGGTCTTGGTGCTGGTTTGGCTAACAAGGGATTGCCAATTGTTGTAACTCCCGGTATGATTGATGCACTTATTAATCTTGTACCAAAGACTGTGGTAAAGTAAAATGGATAGGCGTAAGTTTTTTTCTTTTTTACCAGCTGCTCCAGTTGGTATGTTGATGGCTGCGGAGGCTATGGCAAAAGCTCCCCCAGCATCAATGGCTCCTGATAAAGCATTAATGACACTTACTGCTCATAGTACTCCACCGCTTGTTACGCCCCGTGATCCATTTACATTTGCGCCTCTTCTTGAAAGAGGATCATTCACTATTCCAAAAGAATATGTTAATCATTACGTATCATCTTTAGACAATAAATTCAATAACAAATTGACTATTGGTAAAGGCATGGAGGTAGAAGCAGATATGAACTTTGACTCTGAAACGAGGGTTGCTATGTCTGTTGGCAAGGATGGACATCTTTGGTTGAAGATTAATGATGAATGGAAAAGGATCGTAACAGAATGAAGTTTACTAATGAGTTATAGGTCGTACTGTTTCAAAGAAATTGATGGTAACAATGAAGAAGTTACTATTCAAATTACAGAGTTTGATGTTCTCGATATTTATTGGGAACAATGGATTGAAAGACAACCAGATCGAACAGAGCCACTTGACATTCTCGAAGAAGAGTGTATAGTAGCATGGATGGAAACTTATAAGGGATGGCAAGTTTTATCGTAAAGAAAGGTTTGTTATGAAGAAGGAAGTTATGATGATTGACCCGCCTTCTGGTTGGAAATATGGGTTTCCTAAGCCTTTGACAGAAGATGCAGAGGGCAGAAATCTTGAATGGTTAGTTGAACAAGGATATCCTCAAAAAGAAATCGATGCTTGTGGAAAGCATTTTTATTGCCGCTATTGGAAACAGGAGATTGAAGATGAATCTGGAAATTGATGACGAGCTTGTAAGCAAGATTATTGTTGAAGATTTGAAGAAGGCATACATCTCTTGTCAAGAAGAAATTGCTCGATTGGTATCAAAGTCAAGTCCACTTGAAGATTATGAATATCAAGATGTGTATGATAATGAAGAAACCTCAAATGCGTTGGCAAGAGTTCTTCAATATTATATGTATCGTCCTTATGCCGACGAATTCATCAAAGAAAATAGGTATAGAAAAGGTCATTATTTCGATGATTGATTGAAGATAAATAGCATATAAACAAGGATTATATGCTATGCCTCTTTTAACAACTCAACCAAATAACATAAATTTTCTTTCTCCATTAGGATTTAAATTTACTTTGGCACGGGCTCCAAATTTGGATTTCTTTGTCACTGACGTTAATATTCCTTCCTTAGCACTTGGATTTATCCAATCGCCAACGCCATTTAAAGTTCTTGAAATAGCCGGAAATAGATTAGACTATGGCGATCTTCAAGTTACATTTAAAGTAGACGAAGATTTTCAAAATTATTTGGAAGTTTATAATTGGTTAGTTGGTCTTGGATTTCCAGAAAATTTTGGTCAATATAAAACTCTTCAATCTGTAAGTCCCGGTTCAAAAGATGGGTTATACTCTGATGCCACTCTTACTATTTTAAATAGTAATATGAATCCAAATATCATAGTTTCATTTGAAGACTTGTTTCCGGTTTCATTAAGTGATATAAATTTCACTTCAACTGATTCGGATGTGAACTATGTTACCAACACAGTTAGTTTTAAATATAAAATTTTTAGGGTAGCAAAAATATAGGATTTTTATTATGAAGCTTGATGATATTCATGATATGTGGGACGAAGATTGTAATATTGATCGTACTGAACTTGGTAATGAAAGTTTAAAGCTTCCTAAAATGCATAGCAAGTATCTTCGTATTTTCTCAGATGAAAATATGCTTTTGAAGAAACTAGAACAAGATCGTAAACAATTTATTAAGTTGAAATATGATTATTATCGTGGTATAATGCCTCCAGAAGATTTAAAAGAACATGGATGGCAACCATTTCAATTAAATGTATTGAAATCGGATGTTCCTATGCATATAGAAGCTGATCAAGATATTATTAATATTAATTTGAGAATTGCTATGCAGCAAGAAAAAGTAGATGTACTTGAATCAATTATTAAATCAATTAAAGATAGAGGATTTCAAATTAAAAATGCAATTGAATTTGAAAAATTTAAAGTAGGTGCGTGACAAGTTATACGTTACAAAAGTAAATGAAGTTTATGCTAGAGTGACATGTGAACCATCTGTTGCACAGGAACTTTGTGATAATTTTACATTTACAGTACCCGGTGCTAAATTTATTCCTGCGGTTCGCAATAAATTTTGGGATGGAAAAATAAAACTTTATAATACAATGACTGCTTTGTTATATTTTGGCTTAATTAAAGAAGTATCAGAATTTGCATCTTCTAGAAATTATGATGTTGAATATGATGATAACTGTAAACCAAACTTAACTACATTCAATGATTCAGAGGTAAAAGAATTTTTAAACGACTGTGAGTTAACATTGACTCCTCGTGATTATCAAATAAACGCCTTTCGTCATGCAATAAAGTATGACAGAGGCGTTTTTTTATCACCAACTGCTTCCGGCAAATCATTAATTATCTATCTATTAACGAGGTATTATAATGCACGTACTCTTATTATTGTTCCAACTACTTCTTTGGTTAGTCAACTTGCCTCTGACTTTGCTGATTATGGTTTTATATCCGATAAGTTCGTCCATAGAATTTATGAGGGTCAAGATAAACAGACAGATAAACCAATTACCATCTCAACATGGCAATCTATATACAAGTTGCCTAAAAGCTATTTCGAACAGTTTGATGTGGCCATAGGAGACGAGGCACATTTATTCAAAGCCAAATCTCTTACATCAATTATGGAGAAGATGGGCAATTGTAAATATCGTTTTGGGTTTACTGGTACTTTAGATGGTTCGCAAACAAACAAAATGGTTTTAGAAGGATTGTTTGGTCCTGTATATAAAGTAACAACGACTGCTGAATTGATGGAAAAAAATCATGTTGCTGATCTTAAAATTAAAGCAATTGTTCTTGGATATAGTGATGAGGAAAGAAAACTCGTCAAGAGCATGTCATATCAAGATGAAGTAGATTTTATTGTAAGGCATCAAGCAAGAAACAAATTTTTACGTAATTTGTCACTTTCTTTGGAAGGAAACTCACTTATTCTCTTTCAATTTGTTGAAAAACATGGTAAGATGTTATTTGATATGTTGAAGGATAAACAGCCAGATAGACCTATATTTTTTATTCATGGAGGAATTGATGGAGAAGAACGTGAAGCAATACGGCATATCGTTGAAAAAGAAACTAATGCTATCATTGTTGCCAGTTACGGCACATTCTCAACTGGTGTTAACATACGCAATCTTCATAATGTTGTGTTTAGTTCTCCGACCAAATCTCGTGTGAGAACATTACAATCAATTGGTCGTGGACTACGTATAGGAACAGAAAAATCATCTGTAGTAGTATATGATATTGCAGATGATTTAAAACATAAAACAAAAATGAATTTTACATTATTACATTTTATGGAACGTCTAAATATATACAATAGTGAAAGTTTTGATTACAAAATTTACAATGCGAGTATTTAAAAATGACAGAAGTACCAGAAGTACCAGAATTAGCAAAAGAAATTCGTAAAGAAAAAGTTAAAAAAGTAAGTATTCATTATATTGATAATAAGAAATTTTATACAGCTATTATTCAATATAAAAGTGATTGTGCAGAAGCTGATGAAAAGGGTGAAGAACATCCAAGGATTCCTCCTTATATTGGCGAATGTCTTTATAAAATTGCAACTCGTCTTTCTCTAAAACCAAACTTCATCAGTTATACGTATCGTGATGAAATGATTTCAGATGGACTAGAGAACTGTGTTAATTATTTAAATAATTTTAATCCTGAAAAATCAACAAATCCATTTGCATATTTTACGCAGATTATTTGGTATGCTTTCTTAAGGCGTATTGACAAAGAGAAGAAACATCTGTATATCAAACAGAAGACTTTGGAGAATTTTTACTTTGAAGGTATGCTGGCTGAACAATCTATAGGTGATGAAAAAAATGTGACTGTCAATTTGGATAATGATTATATGAAAAATCTTGTCAAGTCATACGATAAAAAACAATCAGAGAAAGCAACAAAGCGTAAAGATAAAAAAATTGGAGTGGAGAAGTTTTATGAATAATGATAATATACATATGGTTCCACCAAGTGTGGTAGATATTGTTGAAAAAATTAATTCGCCTATCGCTCATCCAAATGAGAAAATGAATTATCTCGTAAGGCTTGAGACCATTCGTGACTATTGTATCTCATCAATCAATAAGCATAATAGTAATACTCAAAAGAATAATGTTTTTAAAGATACCCGTCCTAAAACAAATTATTCACGAATTGGTAGAAACAACGTATGAATCATTAGTTATATAAAATGAAAGGAGACTCAGTGTGACACGTATTGCTCTTATAACTGATACCCACTTTTGGAGTTAAAAATGACTCCCCTGTTATGCTTAACAACATGAAGGATTTTCTTGATGAAATCTTTTTTCCGTATATTGATAGACACTCTATCAAATCTATTGTCCATCTTGGTGATCTTGTTGATCGCCGCAAATATATTAATATTGCCACTGCTAAGAGATTGAGAGAAGATTTCCTTGAAAAAATTGCTTCAAGGGATTTAGACTTTCATATCATTGCTGGCAATCATGATACTTACTATAAGAATACGAACAATGTGAATTCATTGAAAGAACTTGTAGTGCATCAATATCCTTCATTTAAAGTGTGGGATAACACACCAGTATCATGGTCATTCAATAATACTAATATTTTATTGACACCATGGATTTGTGATGAGAACCGTGAAGAATCATTAAGGATTATTAATGAAACACGTTGCCCAATTCTTTTTGGCCATTTGGAACTTGCAGGTTTTCCAATGTTTGTTGGTGCTCCTCCGTCTCATGGTGACGACCCTAATATCTTCAATCGTTTTGATACTGTATGTAGTGGGCATTACCATCATCGTAGTAGCAGAGGAAATATTCATTATCTTGGTTCGCCGTGTGAATTTACTTGGGCAGACTACAATGATAAAAAAGGTTTTCATGTATTTGACACAGAAACGAGAGAACTAGAATTTATTGAAAACTCATATACAATGTTTCAAAAAATTTGGTATGATGATATAACTCTTGGAAATGAACCAGAAAAAATTGATCTTGATTTTTATGCAGGAAGGCATATCAAAGTTATTATTAAAAACAGAATTGATCCTTATAAGTTTGATATGTTCATTAATCAACTTGAAAAGCGTGGGGTTCATGACTTGCAGGTAGTTGAAGACCATTTAAATTTGTATCTAGAAGAAGATTCTGATATAATAAACGAAGCAGAAGACACAATGACTATTCTTAGAAAGTATCTTACTAGCATGAGTGCAAATACAGATATGAAAGACAGAGTAGAAAAAATAGTTAGTGATCTTTATATGAAAGCCCAAACTATAGAGTGAGGTTTCCGTGATAGTATTTCGTAATTTGAAGTGGAAAAATTTTATTTCCACGGGCAATGTTTTTTCCGAAATTCAACTTGATAAGTCAAATACAACATTGATTATCGGTGAGAATGGATCAGGCAAATCTACAATGCTTGATGCACTTTCGTTTGCCTTATATAATAAACCATTCCGTAAAATTAATAAACCACAGTTGCTCAACTCTATAAACAAGAAAGAACTTGTTGTAGAGGTAGAATTTTCTATTGGTTCTATTTCTTATAAAATTGTTCGTGGTATCAAGCCTAATGTGTTTGAAGTATATCAAAATGACAATTTATTAAATCAAAATGCCGAATCAAAAGACTATCAAGAAATTCTTGAGACTCAGATTCTTAAGTTGAATCATAAATCTTTTTGTCAGGTAGTTGTGCTAGGTTCTGCATCTTTTACTCCTTTTATGCAATTAACAGCACAAGCTCGTAGAGAAGTTATCGAAGACCTTTTGGATATTCAAATTTTCTCTACGATGAATTCTTTGCTGAAAGAAGATATTACTGAAAATAGTAAAGCTCTTCAACAAGCAGAATATAACTACAATCTTACGTCTGAAAAAATTAGGATGGAAAATTTACTCGCATCTAAGATGCGTGATAATACCGCAGAACAGATAGAAAAAATTAA